AAGGCGAAGCTTGAAATAAGATCGCCAGCGATTGCGTCGAGATCGGAGTCATCCATGATCTCAGCGAGGTTTGCAGCGTGGTCTTCGGGAGGCTGAATCTCAGGCGAAGCACTTCCAAAATCAACAGTAACGCCGCCATCCTCCATAGGAGTGATGTTCGGGCCGAGATTTTCTAGGGGAATCTCAACATTAATCGGAGGCGTTTCCGGAGAAATCGGGATATAGGGCTCAGCCATCTTTTTCTTTCTCAATTTGCTCTATTGTATCAGTAATAGGGTTCTTTGCGGAATTGCGGGGTTTCAATAATATCATCTTCGTCGGTGGGAATGGCAAAGCCACCCTGCCTGAACCGCATAAGTGCCATAGTAACGGCGTCCACGAAGTCATCATGGTCTCCAGACGGAAACGCCGCACATTCCTCCACCACATCAATCGCAAATTGCTCATCCGGAGCCCATACAACCCCAGATGCAAAGATATCTGTGATGCTGTTTACACGAACGATCTTGTCTCCGGTAGCCCGAGTTGGGGTGAATTCCTGCACAGGTATACCAGCATTGCGGAGTTCTGCAATCAGAGGTGCTCCGGATGCCTTCTTTTCGACAATAAACATGTCCGGTTGCCAATCTTTGTAATACTGTACTGTTGTTGCTTTGAGTTCCGGGAATTCCAGTTTATCTTTCCAAGCATCCAACAGGATAAGGTTTGGAATAGGTTTCCCCACTGAATTTGGATGGTCAAAAACCCCGAAACACACACATGCGGAGTAGTCGGAGCGCTCTGTTTTAGAAAACGCAGTATCCATCGCAACAATGACGGCACTACAACTTGGGGCTTTATCTCCCTCCCAAATATTCCACCAATCTCTCTTGATCAGAGCCCCCTCCTCAGAGGTGGGATCTTGCTGGTATTGTGCCGACCACTTGGATATCGGGAGTTCGATCTTGAGCTTCTGAAGCTCGTCTATGGACCAGAATTCAGGCCAGAGAGGGTCTCCAGAGGGCATGATTGCCGGGAGTTCGATAACCTCCCACTCGCTTGAGCCCTCCTTCTTCACTGAGGCATCGATAATCTGCCCTGTGAGATCTCTTTTGGCCCAACGGGTCATGACAATGACGATGGCTCCACCCGGCTGTAGGCGCTGGCGAGGGCCAGAACTATACCACTCAAACACCTTATCATAGACCGACACATCGAACTGGCCCATCATGGCTTCCTGTTCGGAGTGGGGGTCATCGATGATCAGCAGATCGGCACCCTTACCCGTCACGGCACCGCCAACGCCGATAGCGAAGTATTCACCACCCTTATTGGTGGACCACCTGCCTGCGGCCTTTGAGTCGGACTGGAGCCCAACGCCACCAAACATCTTTTGGTAGTCTTCGGAGCCAACTAGGTTACGGACCTTCCGACCGAAACCAACCGCAAGCTCTGCGGTATGGGCCGTTTGGATGATTTTCTTGTTCGGGTATTTCCCAAGGAACCAAGCTGGCAGGAGGTATGAGGCAAACTCAGACTTGGTGTGGCGGGGTGGCATATTGATGATAAGCCGCTTAAGCTCACCTTTGGCCACCCGCTCGAAGGCTTCTGCCATTGTTTTATGGTGCCGCCCCGATATGAAACCGGGCCACATCATCTTTACGAAGTCGAGATAATTATCCTGAGCGGATTCCCGCTGCTTTGCCTCATCTAACAAGCGAAGAAGCCGGAGGATTTCCGGCTTCTCGTTTTCGGGGATTTTTTCAATCAATTCGGCGTAATTCATACGCCAATTATATGGTGCCCGTTGAGAGAATCGAACTCCCAACCTCGGATTACAAAACCGATGTTATGCCACTTAACTAAACGGGCCCTTTATAATCGAAGATATCATCGATTATCTTGATGTTGTCAAGATATAGGTGCTTTTTGCTCTCGAAGTGGTCCCTATGGTAGATAACGGTGCTGTGGTGGCGTCCGATCCTCTTGCCAATCTCTGCAACCGTGACGTTTGGATTGTATCTTGTTGCAGCCCACACATAATGAACGTAGGCCGGAAAGGTTTTTGTGCGGGGTCCTTCGCCTTCCAATTCCCTTTTTGAAATCCCGTAGAGATCAGCGATGGCGTTGTGGAGCTTTTCGAACTCATCCGGCATCTTCTTTAGGGCTTCAATGCGCTTGTCAACAGTTTTCACCTTGCCAATTTCCGGCACATAGATAGGCTTGGGCTTTGGTGCTGCCTTGGCAAACTTCCTCTGGACCCTCCTTATCTCTGCCATGTATCCAGTATTGGCGTCTTCATACTTCGTAGTTTTTTCCCAGAAGAACTGCCCATCAAGAGCAGCGGCCATTTCTTCCTCAAGATTTCTTTTCACTGATCTTCCTCAAAGCATCAACAAGATGACCAACAGACCCTTGGAATCCATAAGTGCCGTAGTGGGTACATTGACTCCAAGGAAAGAGCCACACATCCCCACCAATCTCGCGCCACTTGTGGCAGAAATAATAGTCTTCTGAGAGGTATCGGTTGTCGATGATCGCTGTTCGGAAATAGGCGTGCATTTCACGCTTTTCTTCAGAATGGAGAACTCGGGAGTCATCAGAAAGATAGTAGTTTTCGGGGAATTTTTCTTTCATCTTGGCGAAAACAGAGCGATGAATAAGCATCATACCAGTGCCAGCCTCTGACACCTTGATGATCTTCCCCATCTTGGTGTCGGCCTTAAGCGGTGTAAAGACATACTCGCCAACAAGCTTTTCGAGGGTTGCGGGGTCTTCAATCCCACTTTTAACAGCCTCGATAATGACTGGCCAGTTTACATGTTTCTTGGGATAAGGGCCGCAGATCAATTCCTTCTCAAAAGACATCATAGCCAAAACATCTTCGGCGCGGAATTGAATATCGGCATCCACAAAAAGAAGATAGTCAGCATCGCTCTTTATAAGATAATCGTAGACTAGGCCGTTGCGGGCGCGGTCGATCAGGCTCTCATTCATCATAAAGCAATGATGAAGCTGCATCCCGTTCGCGATCATTACTGATTGCAACTGCAAGACGCTTGAGAAATACAGGGTATTGCCCATGCCGCCATACATCGGGGTGGCGATCATCACCTTCTTGCCCCGAAGTTTTGAGATATCAATACGAAGTTCTGAATTAGACATCATTTATCCTTGTGATAACCACCCCAGTTCCGTAGTTGCCGTTCCAAGTCATGGGTGCCGGATGACCTTGGATCTTCCAGCCAACCATCCCCTGAGCCTTTGTCATGGCTTCTTGGATGGTAGAGGCCCAGACATACCGGGTTTCGAGAACAAAAGCCTTATCGCTTGATGGCGATGTAGTCATAAGAGTAGGCCTTCTTCTTCTTCTGGGTTAGGTTAACCACACCATCTTCATACAAGCGCCAAGCAAAATTCGCAGCCCGGATCTTTTCTGGCTCACCACCAACAAGACCGCCATTGAGGAAATAACGGTTCCGGTCCATCATAAGCAGACCATCATAATAAACGGCCTTCTCTCCCTTTTTGGCATTTGTGACCCAGTGCAGGAGAGACTGTTGGCTATCAACTTCTTTCAATTTACCATCCTCTTCAGAGCTTTTTCAATGAGATCGTTCCGGAACCCGTTGGTCATGAGTTCCATAAATTCGAGTGCCGAAAGGTCGTTCTCGAATGGGTGCATGTATATTCGATCCCCGTCACTTGTCACGGCTAAAATCATCGAAGAATCGACATTATCTGCGTCAAGCTGTCGCAGAACATCACTTTTGTCCAACTGTTCCCGAGATTTTTTTGGCATAGGCACTGTTCTTTCTCTTTGAATGAATCCCCGCATTATACAGGAGGGCAGCGCGGTAAATGTTGCCGCCAGCCTTCCTATAGGCCTGCTTGAGGTAAAGCATACCGTAAAGAATGCCAACAGCGCAATTGTTTAAACCGGAGGCTGAACCCTTGTATCCAAGTCCACGGGCAGTACGGGGTTTGATTTGCATCACACCACGTTCCCCCGCTCTTCCCACGGCACTGCACTTGAAATTGCTTTCAGCCTTCGCCACAGCAACCGCCAAACCCACAGGCACACCCTGTCTACGGGCCTCTGCGGCAACCATGTCCCGCACATTACCAGCGAGTGCCGGGGTTGAAAAAATCACGACCCCGAAGGCCAGCGCAGCGATATATTTCTTCATCGTCCGTTCCTTATCCAACTCTTCACCTCTCTCGTGCATTTCGGGCATATGTCCATAACGACTCTCTTGTAACCGCTGTTTTCATTACCTTGGGTAAACTCACTCCACTCCCACTTCATGTAGTCCGGGGTTTCAGGAATCCAGACATCCTGATAACCACAGCGGTTACATGTAACCTCCTCTGTCTGCTTCACTATCTTTATCATGGGTCAATCCCTTCTCCCGGCTGTCCAGTTCTTCTGCATCCTCACTTCAGCGTTTGGGATACACCAGATCTCCCGGCTTTCATCGAGTGCCACGACCCAGATGAGATCTGCCTCAAAGCTGTAGTCGATGACGGCGAAAGCATATCCGTCGCCCTTCACTGTATTGAGCGGCACTGGTGGTTCAAGTCTTGTGAACAAATTAATATCCTCTCTGTTGTTGGTTGGTTGAAGCACCCAAAGAACTTCGTGTCAAATAAAAAAACCCCGCAAGCATAACCTGCGGGGTTTTAAACTTTTGGTTGCTGCTTTGTTTACTTAAGCTTTGTCGAGTACTTGCCGTACTTGCCCAGCTTCGAAGAAAAGCTCTTCTTGCCCTTCTTGCGAGCGGCAGCGAATTCCTTCTCGAAGGCGATGCGGGTCTTTGACTTCTTCTCAACCTTACGCTTCTCAACCTTCTTCTTCAGGCTGGCAGGCTTTGCCTTCGGAATGGGTGCCTTTGCCATAGAGGGGGCAGAAGAGCCCTGACGCTTCTCCGGGCCACCGCCTCTGGGGGATGTCGAGGCATCATAAGGACGCTGAGTGGGGTTCCGCATATACATGGAAGAAAGTTCAGCACCCTTGGTGGACTGAACGGTGCTCGCCATAGAGGGTGCCGAAGAACCCTGACGCTTCTCCGGGCCACCGCCACGAACAGAAGGGATAATAGACCTGCCTGCGGGCTTCTTTTCCTTGCGCTCAAGGCCCTTGCGATCCTTCATCTTGGTCGGGCCACCACCGCCCTCACGGGCCTTCCGGAGGGCATCAGAGCGACCAGAATCAACCACACGGGGTTCCATCGGATCACGGCGCTCAACACCCTTGCGATCCTTCATCTTGGTGGTCTTGTCGGCCCTATTCACATCCGAAAAGCGCCTGACACCAGACTGGACAGCCTGCCCCACAGCAGAGCGAAGAAGACCACCGGGGCCGGGAAGCGGCGCAGGAATGGCCTGAATATTCATGTCCTTTTTCCCGCGAGGGAACATCTTTTTAAATCGTTCGAATTCAGAGTCAGCCATATTATTTTCCTGTTTTCTTTCTGCGGACAACCCCGCCACGTTTAAACATAGGTCCTTCTTCGCCTCTTGTGCGGGGTCCGGACGTTTTTACATCTGTTCTGTTCTTCACACTTTCAGCAGCCATCCTGTTTTGGAAAGCTTGATTTCCAGAAAGCCTGTTGACAGGGCCAGAGGTAGATCTGCTTACCTGAGATGGAAGCCTTGAAGCTGGGGTCATCCCGGAAACTTCTTGCCGGAAGGCACCTGCATCCGGGCTGAGTGGTTGGTTACTCTGGTTAAATGCCCTAGCTTCAGCAGTTCTTTTTTGCAGGGATGCGTAGGTGTCGCGCTCTAGCTGCGTGCGTGCTGGTCCATATTGAGCCCCGGTACGGGACAATTTTCCTGCAATATCAGAGAAAGCTTCAGCTTCCTGCTTTCTCTGTAGATCGTTTGCCTTTCTCGCGTGTTCAATAAATGCCTTTTCATAAGCAGCTTGCGGTTCAGGAGGACCCTGCCACTTACGCATATCTTGAACATCAGGAGACATGGGGCCGAATCTTTTGCCAGCTTCAATGGGCGCAGGCTTCACAGTTGAGGAGCCGCGAGATCCTGTGGAGCCACCGCCACCACCTCCGCCTCCGCCCACAACAGTTTTGTTTCCAGAGGGGGCGTTGCCCTTTGCTTGAGTGCCGGAAGAACGACCAACGGGTGCGCCAACAGATGAACCGCGAGAGCCAGATGCTCCACCACCACCGCCACCTCCGCCACCAACGCCGGACTTGTTACCAATGCCTGATGGTGAAGGTTTTGATGTGGACACCCTAGATGTGGACTTGCTCGATGCGGGGCTTCTGGAGGATGCTTTTGATGGTGCCGTTCTGGACGAGCCACCAGAGCCAGAACCACCCATCATGCCACCGCCGGGGCCTTTTGAAGCGCTGGCGGAGGTCATTCCACCACCACGCATACGTTTCATCTTTTTTGTTTTTTGCTTGCTCGCCATGACATAATTTTAAATCACAACCTGCCAAAACAAAAATCAATAGCTTCGGTATGCAGGCAGCACGCAAACAACAGCTTCGAGGGAAAGAGGATCGACCTTGTTGGACTTGAGGATGTTCTCTTTTGCCGGGAGATACTGGAGGTTTTCGGGGATATTTAAACCCCAAACAGTGCCGCCTCGGAGAGGGATGATGTGATCGACATGGTGGCCTTCGGGGCAGTTTGAAATGAAATTATTAATGGTAGTCTTGTCACACCACTTCGGGGTTGCAAGCCTTATCTTTTCTTCATTAAAGAAACTTTTCCGCTTCTGGGAAGCTTTCCCAGATGAGGTGGTGAGGTATCTTCTCTTGCGTTCCTTTTGCTTGGCCTTGTAGGCCTCGAAAAGAACAGGGTCTGCCTTAATTTTTTCTAGGCGCTTTTTCTTTCGGAGTGCTGCTTTTTCCCTTCCCTTCGGGCTGGACCGATATCTCCTCTCTGCCTCCCTTCTTACCTCCCTGCCCTTCCCTGTCTTTTTCCGAGCCCTCTCCTTCTCGCGCCTACATCCGCGACAGCCATGTTTGACATCCCGATACTCAAGATGCCCATTTTTGCAAGGCTTGCCCGTGTAATATCTTCTGACGCCCGAAGACTCAGCCTCCCTCTTTGAAATGGGTAGGCCCAAAAACTCCTCAACGATGATAAACTCACGGTTGATTTTTTTTCTGGGTTTGTTTTGCTGTTTTAGTCTGCTTTTTTGTGCGGATGCCTTCCCAGCCGCACTGCGCGCCCATCTCCTTTTTCTTTCCTTGACGCAAGCAAGGCATCTTCCGTCAGACGATCTTCTTGGAGAGTCGTGCCCATTGACGCAACGAGAGAATGTGAAGTAACGGTCAGAGCCAACAGACAGAGCCAATGCCCTTGTCCTTGGAAGGTCAAATTTGAGAGACAAGAAGAGCAACCCCAAGGTTTGTATTTTTTTAAAATATACCGTACCCCCCTTTTTAAATAGAAATGTTCGACCGTTTTTAGGGGTAGAGGGCGAGAAAAAGACTTGGGTTTTTGAAAAAATTGAGGATTGTTTGGGTGGAATACTATGTTATACACATGGCGAGGCTCAGCGCGCATACGGGCTCCCCGCCCCCGGCAGGGGTGTTCTGCCTTTGTTCCCCTTTTGTTCCCGTTCTGTACCAGCGTTTACATGCCTTGCCTATGCCAGTGAAAGCGCGCTTATTTCCAATAAACGAACTGCTACGCGCTAAGTCGTTGTAATCGTTCGAGAATCTCGGCTTCTATGCTCTTGGAATCCGTAACCTTTTGATCAATCTCAACCCTGTCCGTGAGCATTCCGGCGGCTTTTGCGCCTAGAGATAGAAGGCTTGCCTTGACAGCGGGTGGCGTTTCCGCTGCGTCAAGCATGGCCCATAGATTGCGCCATATCCTGTCGGAATGCTTTTCGCGCTGCCTGTCCGCAAACATGCTATTCCTAATTGCTTTTCCATCCAATATTTCCCTAACCCTATTTGCGATTGCAGGGTTACACGCAAGCTTGCTTGCTTCCGTGTGAATGGTGTTATCTTTCATTGACGTAGCGTCATATGAAGCCCGGTAACTGTCTGAATTGCTCAAGCCACTAGCCAATGCCTGAGCAAACTTTTCTTGTTTCGCAGTTAGGCCATTGGGCAATTTCCCGCTTCGCTTCCCCTTCCCTATGCTCTCCCCTTCACTGGCAACTAGGGCAAGTTGAGGCCTGTTGTGGTCTATTGTGTCTTTCATGGGCTTCCATCCCCTCAAACGCCGGGCGGCTCTTTCCGGGGTTTCAAAATTGCTTCCCCTTATGGTCATGCCTCAATTGTAACATTTCCCGGCACATATCCCATAGCCATGCATTCAGCGCATAGCAGCTATGCATAGAATTGTGTTGCTATTAATTTTCGATCAATGCATGTTGGACACGTCAACACAACACAAGGCAAACGGAAATGACAAACAAGCGCATGCAAGCCGCATTTAATGAATTGAATGCTCGCATAGAGGCAGGGGAGGAATTCCCGGACATCATTTCAAAGCTTGCAAGGAAGCATAAGGTATCGGAAACGCAATTGACCGCAATGTATGACGCCCAATAATTGAGCTTAAAAGGCAAGCGCCAAGCGCGCTTGCTCATTAAACTCAACACAAAAGAGGGAAATATCATGCTCATCTACCAAGGTCCAAGCCTCATAGACGGTTCGCCGATTGTGGCAATCGCAATTGCTCAATCTGGCAATGTTAAAACTGGCAACATGGTCCAGACCTACATCATAAGGTCTGACATTGATCCTTTGCTTGCCTCAAAGACAGGCGCGGATTACTCAATTTGCGGTGCTTGCCCCCATCGCGGCAATGTCACAAGCGATCCCAAGCGCAAGATTGCAGAAAAGCGCTCTTGCTATGTCAATCTTGGACAAGGTCCGTTAATCGTTTGGAAGGCTTTTCAGCGCAACATTTACCAGTCTGCAACAGGACACAGGGCGATTGCGGCAATCGGTAAAGGGAGAATGGTAAGGCTTGGCACGTATGGCGATCCTGCCGCCGTTCCATCCTATGTTTGGGAGAGCCTTATCAGTGAAGCAACAGGACATACTGCCTATTCGCATCAATCCAACATGCCAAACGCCGACACTAGGCCGGATTTTATGATGATTTCCGCCGATAACGAGCAACAGGCGCGGCACGAATGGTCAAACGGGAACCGCACATTCCGCGTTATCAAATCAACGCATGAAATCATAACAGGCGCGGAAATACTTTGCCCCGCGTCAAAGGAGGCAGGATTCAAGACAACATGCGCGAAATGCGGATTGTGCGGCGGTTCATCTGTTAAGGCGAAATCAATCGCGATTGTGGATCACGGACCGCAAAACAGGAAGCGCGCGTAGTGCTTGAAATGCCGGGGGAGCAATTCCCCCGGCCCATCAAACACTAGGCAAAGAAAGGGAAACACTATGCTTTTCGATATCACGTTTGAAACAATCACTGAAGAAAGCGCTGAGAATGGCGATGCCGCCGAATCAGGCTTCCATATGGAGGAAATAACCCTGCGTGAGGCATGGGAAGCTATGCGATGGGAAGGCTATTGCGAAGCAAGCGATAGCAACATTAGCTCAGCACGTTGGCTCACGTTCTATGGAGAGCGATGCCCCATCACTGGTGACCATACCAACTATAACTTGCATTTCCCGTCAAAGCTCTCCCAGTATAGCAGGGTACGGATTGCGCGCTTGTTCCGTTGCTATGGCGTCAAGTAAGGAAAGGAAAAAACATGCATATCAATTCAATCTCAGATTTCCGCCGCGCAATTCGCAACGGACCGTATGCATGGCCGGGAGGATATCCCTGCTATTTCGTCACCAATGACGGTGCGGCCCTATCATGGCTCGCGGTACAGAACAACAGGCGGGCAATTTTAGAAGCAATTGCTGGCAAGCTTAGCGATGGCTGGCGCGTCATTGGAATGGATATCAATTGGGAGGATTCGGCGCTGTATTGTGACGTAACTGGCGAGCGTATCGAGTCAGCATATGCGGAGGGTGAAGTATGAAAAACGCCATAACAAAAACCATCACAATTCAACAGGCCTTGTCTAGTGCCGCATTCCGTGACGGATTCACTGATTACGCAATGAGCCGTGGATGGCACGAAAAAACCAAAGGAAAAGAGCAATGGGAATATGAACGCGGGCGCATGTTTGCAGCATGGCTGAAAAGTAAGGCATTTGATCTTGGTTCATATCCCTTAAAGCGCGGGCGCTGGGCGAGTCCCACAACTATAGGTCATTACCGTGACGCAATGCGGGAAGGCTCAGTATTCTAGGCAGCGCACGACAGGATGCGGCAACTTGCCACATGGTGTTAACAAGGCATAAGTGCCACTATCGACACGTTACAAAATAGGAGGTTCAAATGGAACGCCCGGTTCTTATGTGGGAATTCAACACGAAAAACTTTTCCGTTCGCTGGTATATTTCGGGATGCACTGACCCCGACATGTCATGGGATGCGGATGGATATTTCACCAAAGGATTGGAGAGCGGGGAATATATCGCTTTCAATAGCGAAATTGCGGTATTTCATGGGGATAAAAAGATTGGTGCGGATTATCTTTGCGAGTCCATCTATGAAGAACCGGAAGAATTTCGCGACCATTTCGGGATGAATAGCAGACAGCACGGCTCATATTTCAGCGACATGGTGAAAAGTGCCATAAAGCAAGCTCGTGAAACTCTATCAGTTCAGCAGTAACAGGAGGTTCAAATGACCGAATTCAAAACACTGCGCGAAAAGATTGCGGCGGAAAAGATTGAGCGGGAAAAGCGCTACACGCAATTCGAGGAATTGTTCTCAACTGCTTGGCAAATGGGGATTGATGCAGCCAATAGTTGTGTGCCCCGTCCCATGCTCGTGACGGATTCGCAGGGAACCCTAGTTGATTATGTGCCGGAAGGAATGTGCGGGTTTGGATGGGTGACTGTATCAGGCAACACCAGCTTTGGGAAATGGCTGGCAAAGCACAAGAAGGCAAGGAAAGGCTATCCCAAGGGGATAGAACTCCCCATCCATGCCTATAGCCAATCCTATGAGCGTAAGGCAGCGCATGCCCGTGCTATGGCTGACTATCTAAGGTCTCAAGGGATTGAGTGTTGGGCTGGTTCCCGGCTGGATTGATCCTCAAACGCCGGACGGCTTGCGGGGTTTTAAAAAGTTGAACCCCGCAAAACAACTCAACCAAAGGACGAAGACATGAAGCCTCTCGAAGTCTACACATCTCTTTATGAAAGCGACAATCCCATAGCGCCAGAAAGAAGGTTCTGCGCCTTCCTTGTGCGGGAAACTGACGAGGTAAAGGACAGGGAAAAGACAGGACGCAAGATCAAAGAACATTTGCCAGTGGCTTTCTATGCCGAGACAGGCAATGCGGCACGGGATAAGGCAATCCAATTCTGGAATGATGAAACAGCGAAGGCGAAAGCAAAGACTGAGCGTGGGAAGATACTCAGCAAATCAAGGAAAAAGGGGTGACAACATGGCCGGAGCCAGATAGTGCTTGCAATGTTAATTGCCGCGATTATTCTCGCGGTCTACATAATCGAAACGAGGTGAAAAATGGACGTTCGTAAGTTTTGGACCCAGTGCCGCCTTCACGACTGGCACTACATGATGAGCGATGACCCGGAGGTCTATCGCATGGGCAAGGATGAAGAGGACCGCCTTATTGCTATCGCCCACAGCGACCCGGCGATGGCTGATATCTACAAGCAATGGCAGGACCACGCACACAACTGCGGACCCCGCCCCGCTGAACCGAAGCTGGAGGACTGAGCATGCCGAAATTTATCGTGACTGTGCGGCGCATCGTTCGTGAAGACACCCAGATTGTAATCGAAGCGAGAGATGAGAAAAACGCAGTTGATCTGGCAATCGATGAGGCTACAACAGTAATGCCAGACAAATGGGATTGCTATGATTGCGACTATTTTTGCGACCTTGGTGATGCAGTGAAAATTGAACCGAAACTGGAGGACTGAACATGCCGAAATTTATTGTGACCGTCATCAAGACGGAAACCTACTCGACCGATATCGAGATCGAGGCCCCGACATTGGCACAGGCTGAGAGCATGGCAGAGGATGACGCCCAGACCCGACCCGTGGATTGGTCCTATGAGGAAACCGAATGGTCATCGTTTGGGGAACAGATTGATGGGGAGGGGAAATAAATGTATTTGCCAAAAGACATACACTATCGCCTCAAGTTCGAGGCGAAGCTTGCAGACCATAGCAAATGCTACTCATGGTCCCGCCTTTTCCGGCAAGCAAGCTATGCGCTAAATAAAAAGGACAGGGAGATCGAAAAGCTTAGGGCTGAAATAAAGAAGGGTGCCGCCAATGCGAAGGCATGAGCCCTGCGCCCATCTCCGCCCCTCCTACGACAGGCTTGAACTCGCCCACTACATAACGCGAGACCCCGACACTGGCGAGATATCATGGGAGCCGACCGCGATAGAAGATGAACTGATCAGGCTTGGCCTTATTGCATCAAACGCAAAGCAGCCCCGCGATTTTCGCGGGGCTCAAGATCCGGACACATGATACCATGACAGCGCTTACCTACTTCGCTGTTGTCGGGATTGTAATGCTTATCCTATTCTTCACTAAAGACCCAATGGAAGGGAAATGAAATGCGCGGAATTCTTATCGACCCGTTTACACGCACAGTCTCTGAGATCGAAACGAGCGGCAAGCTTGCCGAGATTTATGAACTGCTAGGCGTGGAACTCGTGACCGTTGTGTCAGTGGGAGAGGACCAGAGCCTGTTCCTCGATGACGAAGGCCTGCTTGTGCCGAAGGAAAATCAGGAGTACTGGAACTGGAAAGGATCAAACCAGCCCTATGCTGGCAAGGGATTGATCCTAGGCCTAAACGATGAAGGCGATAACATCGACGCGACAATGGGCAGCTTGGAAACTGCCATGCTCGTCACCTTCCTCGACAAGGAAGGACTCGACCCCGAAGATTATCTTGGCTTTAGCATTCATACTTGGTGAGACATGAGCAAGCTTAACAAATGCGCCGCTGAAGGCATGTACCGCATGGAAGGCACCAGCGTTTGGGTATTTGCGGATGACGCAGATATCTGGATCATCAAGGGGGAACAAGGCTTAAGTATTTCGGTGTGGAGCAAAGACACGAAAAGAGACCCCATAGACGCAATCAACCTTGATTGGCAGACAATCAAAGGGGGGGATTGATGGTTGTTCTGTTGATCATATTCTTAACCGTGATAATACTTATAGGCATCGAAGCAGCGTTTAAATGAAAAGGGCCGGGAGAAATCCCGGCCTAAGTTATTTTGGGAAGTGTACATTTCGAACGCTGCTGACTGGCAGCACGATTTCCTCATACCCTACAGACCGGGCCAGTCTTATCCCTTATTGGGATCTCTATGCTGGATTTCACCAGCAAGCGCACCATAGGCCACCAAATCCACAAAGCTATCCAAGTGATCCGGCGTCTCCACTAATCGCGCAATCTTCAACCATGCCATGCACAAGGCAACCTGAGCAGGACTCACATTCACCCCCACAATCTCAGTCCATCCCGAAGCAATGCGCCTATGCATCTCATACGCATCACCATAATCCTTCGCGCGCGGGCCGTTGATCAGGTCAGACGCGGAGTTCAAAATCTTATCGCGGTCGATGTTCCCTATCATAAAAGGTTCAGAAGCGTCCTTCCTCGGGATGATGTGCCCCAAGTCGATCATGTCTTCCGGCTTTCTCATGTTCCCTCCGGTATTCAAGATGCCACACAATCATGGCTATGTATCTTCCAACCTTTAACACAACTGGCTCTGGCATCCAAGGGCAAGCAAGGTGAAGTGCCTCATGGATAATTGTTTCCAGCCTCACCCTGCCAACCAGCCGATCATCTATCTCCAAAATTGGCTGATATGGCGGCTGCTCATGAGGGTGGTTGTGGAGAAGCTGGGTTGCCAGCCCATCTGCCCCATGCCTGAGAAGCTTCCTCTCCACAATAAGAGGAAGCTTTCTCAGGTCAACGCTGCCATCCTTTCGGAAGCCCTTCATATCTCATCGAGCAACATGTTGATCTTATGGTGGATGCGCGTGACATGATACAAAGTTTCTTCGATGTCAAGCGTTGATATACATTCATATTTCGAAGACCCCTTAACCTTACCCACAAGTATCAACTGATCATACTTCCCTTCGGCAGCCTCTAACACCTTCTCAGGCGTGAGATCGTCCTCATCTTTTTTGGCTCCGTTTACACCCGGAAAATCAACAACATTATCATCCATTCTTCTTCTCCTTCAACGCCCTGATGGCGGCGGCCCTACCTCGCAAAGCAGCAGCCACGCACTCAAGCGTCCCGTCATCGTC